AAATATGAATAAAGATAGATGGAAGGTTCTTGCAGAATCAACTTGTATGAAGAGAAGAGTCGCTTAAAAAGTTTAAAAAGAGTTAACCCTCGGCGCCAGTAATAGAAATGTTACTGGCGTTTTTTTATGCCATCCGCTAAGAAAACACTTGAAATCCCTATTCAAATATGTTATACTATCTTAAATGATAAAGAAAAAGTATAAATGAGTAAATGCACAATCATAATCAAGGACGAAGTAAACATTAAGTTAGAAGGACTTGACCCATCAACTCGTAGGAAATGTAGTGACAAATTGAAGTACTTTCTACCTCATGCATATCATATGCCTGCATATAAACTCGGTCGATGGGATGGAACAGTCCGCTTTTGTGATGTCGGTGGTAGAACTTATCTAAATCTATTAGATGATGTTTTGCCTGTAATCATCGAACAAGGTTACGAAATAGTTGTCGATGATAGGCGTAAAAACGAAGAAATGAGTTTTTCAGTAGTAACTGAGGACTTCTGGGAAGGAGTTACTTGGCCTGAAGGACACATAAAAGCGGGCGAACCCATTATTTTACGAGATTACCAAGTTGAAGTAATCAATCAGTTCATATCTAAACCACAATGTCTCCAAGAGATAGCCACAGGAGCAGGTAAGACGATTATGACTGCTACAATGAGTAAAGTAGTAGAGAAATATGGTAGGTCAATTATCATCGTTCCAAACAAAGATTTAGTTCGACAAACAGAAGAAGATTATACTAATTGTGGACTAGATGTTGGAGTATATTTTGGTGATAAGAAAGACCACGGAAAGACACATACAATTTGTACATGGCAAAGTTTAAATTCTTTATTAAAGAAAACTAAAAAAGGCGAAGCAAACATCCAGGAATTCATCGAAGACGTATGTTGTGTTATTGTTGATGAAACACATCAAGCAAAAGCAGATGTATTAAAAGATTTACTGACTAGTGTATTTGCTAATGTGCCTATTCGTTGGGGACTAACAGGAACTATTCCTAAGAGTGATTGGGAATCTGCTAGTTTACGTAGTTCACTTGGTGATGTTGTAAACAAACTATCAGCAAAAGAATTACAAGACCAAGGAGTGTTAGCAAATTGTCACGTTAACATCATTCAAACACAGGAAACTGCAAGTTATCCTAACTATCAGAATGAAATGACATTTTTACTCGAAGATAAAAAGAGATTAAAGTATGTGGCTAACATGATTAAAGAAATATCTGTTTCAGGAAATACTCTTGTTCTTACAAACAGAATTAAAAATGGCGAAGCACTGCAAGACCTTATACCAGATTCTGAGTTTGTTCAAGGTTCTATGGCAGTCACAGATAGAAAGGATGCATATAATGATATAAATGAAGGCACGAATACAATTACAATTGCTACTTATGGAGTAGCCGCAGTTGGTATAAATATTCCTCGTATATTTAATTTGGTATTATTAGAACCAGGCAAATCGTTTGTTAGAGTTATTCAGTCGATTGGTCGTGGTGTTCGTATTGCGGAAGACAAAGATTTTGTACAGATATGGGATGTAACGAGCAGATGTAAGTTCTCAAAAAGACATCTTACAGAACGTAAGAAATATTATAAAGAGGCTTCATACCCATTTACAATAGAAAAAATAACATATTAATGAAAGAGATAACTAAGGAAAATTATGAAAATATTAACACCAGCCAATAAATGTTTTGAAATGAACAGTTTGCCCGAGGAAATAGAAGATATCCGATATTGTGTCATGGATGTAACAGATAAAGATGACCCAGATTTCTTTTTCATTCCTTTGGTTTTTATAGAAACATTCAGTGCGCCTAGTATGAACATTAGCATTGGACCATATAATATAGAAATGCCAATAGATTGGAACATTATGATTGGCGAAGCAGAAATCGGAATGTGTGAATTTATTCCACTAACCAGTATAAATGAACGAAAATTTGATACACTATTGACAAATCCATTAAAAGGGTTTACAATGGATTGGCAACCAATTAAAGTTAACAATGTATTTGCAGATGTGAAATGGTTCTTTCCGAAACTTAAATACGGACACATTCTTGCGATACCATTAGAATACGGAGATAGTCCAAAATGTGCATATTTTGTAAAAGACTTAAATCGAATACCAGACCAAATGTCAAGTTATGATTTTTTCTGAAAGTGATAGAGGTCATAGAATCGTAATTGATTCGTATAAGAAAGCCGATGAGGCTTATATATGGTGTTCAGATAACATTCCATTAACAGAATGGACAGTATTACAAGATGAGAATGCTGAATCATTTTACTTTGAAAGAGATGAGTATGCTCAACGATTTTTATTAGTATTTGGCGGAAGATATTACAAACATGGCAACTAAGTTACCACTAAATGATGTATTAAATGCAATCGATAGAAGAGATTTCAATTGGTATGCTAATCTTGATGCTGAGAAAAAGAAAGCATGGAGCAGTTGGTTGTTTGTACGTTATGCAAGTTCTACGAAAGGTAAAGATAAAGAAGAACTATTACTTAATACGAATGAGTTTGTGAATAAACATTATGGAGATATCTATAAGTATGATGAGTTAGTTTGGAAGTTAATGTGTTTAACGGGTACAGGAAAGAAACAGTACCACGAATGGATTAAACCACCAAACTCAAAGATAAAGAAAGATGCTATTTCGCAGTTTGTTTCAGAAACGTATCCTACAATGAATGGTGTTGAAGTAGAACTGTTTCTAAAAATGAACGATGTTGCAGATTTGAAACAAATGGCAACTGATATGGGCATGACTGATAAAGAGATTGATGAAATCTTTGGTAAAAAGAAAAGAAAGAAGAAAAAATAAATGACAGAAGAAGTAATAATTTATGTTGATGGAGAAAGTGCATCTTGTATGGGTGAACTAAATGACCATCCTAAAGTTTATTACTTTGTTCCCGAAGAGGGATATGCAGTTTGTGGATATTGTGGTATCAAGTTCGCAAGGAGAAAAGAAAATGTTTGAATGTCAATATTGTAATGCAAAGTTTAAGTCTGAAAGGACTCTAATGGTTCACGTTTGTGAACCTAAAAGACGTTGGATGAATAAAGACGAAAAATATTCAAGACTGGCTTTTTATGCTTTTAATAGATTTTATGAATTAACACATGCAGTTGGAAAGCCAATTGACTTTGATATGTTTGCAAAAAGTAAGTTTTATCTAGGGTTTACTAAGTTTGGAAAGCACATAATCAATATAAATGCAATAAATCCCGAAGAATTCATTGACTTTGTTATACAAAATAGTGTAAAATTAGATAAGTGGACATCAGATACAGTATATAACACATATATACAGGAGTTAAATAGAAAAGAATCTGCTGATAGGGCAGTAGAACGAAGCATATTACTTATGCAGAAATGGGGTGAAGAATATGAAAGACCTTTTAATAAGTTTTTTAAAGAGGTCAGTAAGCCATTGGCAATTCATTATATCAAATCAGGACGCATTAGTCCTTGGGTTATTTTTAATAGTGATAATGGTGCTGAATTAATCGACAGTTTTTCTGATGAAGAATTAATTATCATTAACGATTATTTGGAACCTGCATTTTGGTCAAGAAAGTTTAATGCTAGAGTAGAAGATGTACAGTTTGTTAAAATGATATTAAATAAGGCAGGTATATAATGGCAACTAAAAGAGAAACGTCAACAATAGGTAATTTAGTTATACAGAAAGACCCAGAAACAGGAGAATTATACTTAGAATTGCCCAAAGAAACTTTGAAGAAGTTAGGATGGAATGAAGACGATGAGTTGCAGTGGATAGAAAACCCAGACGGAACTTGGAATGTAATAAAATCGGAGAAGAAATAATGAACCCAGATGACTTAATTAGTAATACAAATTACTCTGATGTAACAATATCAGTGGATGATTCATATTGGAATGATATGGCCGACCCAAGAGATGATGAAATTAAATCTATGAATGACAGATTGTCAACAATTGAAAATCGTTTATCAATTCTTGTACCAGATAAAGAGATGTTAGAGAAGTATGAAGTATTACAGGACATATACAAACAGTATAAGGTAGCAGAAGCATTGCTCTCTGGTCCTGAATCGGAGATAGAATGAAAAATACTAGACAATATACATGGGAAGGTGTACAAGAAGCAATCAATTCAATTGCTATGCAAATGTTTAAAGATGAATGGCGACCAGATTATATCGTAGGTATAACTCGTGGTGGTTTAGTACCAGCAGTTCTACTTTCACATGCAACTGATATACCAATGAAAACATTATGTGTTCAATTAGAATCAAAGGGACTAGAAGAAAACACTGAACGAAATGCTGAAATAGCCAGAGATGCATTAAAGAATAATAAAAAGATTTTAATTCTTGATGACATCAATAGAGGTGGAGATGCAATGCAATGGATTCAAAATGATTGGCAAGATGTAATTGGTATGGTAGGTGATTATAAATCAGAGTCTTGGCATAGTAATGTTAGATTCGCTTCATTGATTGATAATCCTAATTCTAAAGTTCCTATGGACTATTGTAATGAAGAAGTTGACTTAGATGAGGAAAGTATCTGGGTGGAGTTTCCGTGGGAGAGTTAATAAGACGAAATCCTAAAAGAACACAAGAAAGGCTTTTAAAACTTCGTAAGATTGTAGGACCAGAAAAGAATCCTAAAAGAAGATTTGTAGCAGAATTTGATAACGAAGAATATTTAAAATGGACTTCTGTTTCTTGTAAGAATGTAGATTATGGAGAAACTCATTTAATAAAAGGCGCAGGTCGTCTAGGAGAGTTAGTAGATTGGTGTGATGACAATTGTAATAAGTTATATGTTTTAGGTATGAACGATATAATATTTTTTGAAGATGAAAATGATGCGGCAATGTTTACTTTGGTATGGAAATGAATATAGTAAAAACTGATATTGATATTGATGTAGTTGATAGAGAATCTCTATTAACTCACTTCAAACATATTCCAGCGATTATCAAAAAGAAAGATGATACATATGATAAACATAATAGTGGTGTGTATCTTCAACCTATTCCGTTTGACCAGTTAACTGGATTCTCATCAATTGATTATAAAGAAGCAGAAGACAGAGGATATTTCAAGTTAGATTTTCTAAACAATTCTTTATATGAAGGTGTACGAGATGAAGAACATTTAGATAAACTGACAAATCAAGAACCGATATGGGATTTATTACAACACGAAGATGTAGTTAAAAATCTAGCACACGTTCATGCTCACATTGGTGTCTTAAAAGTATTGAAACCACAGAGTATTATAGAACTTGCAGAAGTTCTAGCAATCATTAGACCTGCTAAAAGACCTCTCTTAAACGAGAGTAAAGAAAAAATTAAAAAAGAAGTATGGGTTAAACCAACAGATGGTTCATATTATTTTAAGAAAGCACATGCGATTGCATATGCAGTAAGTATTGTGGTGCAACTTAATCTATTTTGCGAACAAGTTGAACAGAACGCCGTTTAATTCTCTTTTGAATAATATTCGATAAACTTGTTTCTGGTCCCCATAATACTTCAGTATCTTTAGTATTCATGTTTAGAATAACTTTATTAAAAGGCTCTATTTGTGACCTAAGGAACAGATTTATAGGAATCAATCTATTTGATTCCCACCACCATTGTTCGCCGAGTTCTATGAAATGTTTTCTGGCTTCGGCATTATCAATCTGCTCAAAGTCGTACATAGATGTTATTGTACTATCGCTGTTAATAATGATTCCAAGATACTCTTTGTATTCTTTTTTATTGCCATATTTGACACATGAGAAGAATGGATAGTTATCTTGTAGCCATTGTATTTTATCTTCGTCTATCATAAACAATATTTATGCATCCTAAAAATCACCCTCTGGAAGATAAATACATATATGATAAACTTTAACTTATACCAATACGAACGAGACATAGAAGTTGTTGTACAGGACGGAGATAACAACGCAACTATGACTCAATACCTGGGGAATATGCCAATGTATGATACTACACACAAACTACATAAGGGTATCGATAATACTCTTAGATTTAAATTTAGGGACACAGATAGGAAATCTGTAGACCTTACTGGAAAAACTGTTATATGGAAAATGTACGACCGAAGTTCAAGAGAAAATGTACTTTTCAAATACTTAACTATTACAAATGCAACAAAAGGAATGGGGACATTATCAATCCCGACTTCTGATACAGTTCTACTCCCAGAGGGATTTTATCAATTTGCAATGTATACAGTAAAGGATGGTGTAGAGCAAATCATTTATACAGATACAAATGACAATGCCCATGGTGTGCTTGAAGTATTAGATGACGTTTATCCAGAGTTTTCAGACTCACAATCAACATCAACATTCTATGATAACGGAACAAGAAAGATATCAACTGTATTTGACGGTGCAGGAGATACCATTAAAGCAAAATCTATTCACACATTTGCTGTTTACTATACAGGATTTACAGGAGTTCTGAAGATAGAAGGCGATTTAAGTGAACAAGCAAGTTCATCAGATGACGATTGGTTTGATTTAACTCCAAGACTTATGTATGACCCAAACATTACAATTAATAATGAAACAGGTGTTCAAGGATATGTTATTCAAGCAAATGTTAATTGGCTTAGGGTTTCATATTTAAATACAGCAACAGGTACAGTCGATAAGATATTGGTTAGAAACTAATCAACTAAACCACTTGACTTTTGGTCTCCAATGTTGTATTATAACAACTATGGAACTACAACAATCTGTTTATCAATTCATTTCCGGTAAGACAAGACAAAGTTCAGGCGGCTGGCTGAGTTTTAATTGTCCGTGCTGTATCGACCAAGGAGAATCTCGTGCTGATACGAGAATGAGAGGCGGATTAAAGAATGAGGGTGATTTAGTATCATATCATTGTTTTAATTGTGGTATTACGGCATCTCATAGAAAAGGCCATGTTATCAACAAGAATTTTGTTAAATTTATGAGATTATTGGGTGTTCCTGAGAGTGAGATAAAGAGATTGCAGATTGAAAGTATAAGAGAAAAAGAATTATCAGAGGGACCATGGGTGTTCACATCAAAGACGCAGACCACAAGAATCCCATCATTTGCTGATATGAACTTGCCAGAGAGTTCAGAGTTATTAGAAGATGTAATAAATAAAGATAACCCACCCGAAGGTGCCATTATGGCGGCAAAATATCTTATTGACCGTGAAGTTTATGATTTCGTTGATACATATTGGAGCAGTTCATTTGGATTTAAGAATCGTGTTATATTTCCGTTTACACAAGGCGACAGAATTGTAGGATATACAGGAAGAGATTATACGGGCAAATCAGAGTCTAAGTATATGACTAAGCAACCAAAGAATTTTTTATATAATTCTGATAAGATTAAAGAAGATAAAGAATATTTGATTGTAGTTGAAGGAACAATTGATGCGGCAGTCTTAGACTGTGTTGCTATAATGAGCAACGAAGCATCACAGAATCAGATTGATTATATTAATCAGTTCAAAGGGGAAGTTATCGTATGTCCTGACAGAGATAACGCTGGTAAGAAGTTAATTCATCAGGCACAAGAAAATGGTTGGAGTGTTTCATTTCCAATCTGGGAAGAACATATTAAAGATGCGGCAGATTCAGTTAAAGAGTATGGAAAATTATATACTCTGAAATCAATTATTGATGGTCGTATAAGTAATAGTACAAAGATAAGTGTTAAGACTAAAATAATGTGAGTTTATTAGTGGGTGAGCCAACCGACCACTTAAAAATAGCGGAGGACAATTCGGCAGGAGGGACTCATAACGACCTGCTTACAATAAAAAGCGTAGGAGCAAAATGAAGTTAATTAATAACAAGAATGATAGAGAAAACGTGATACCGGAACCTAAAAAACAACCAGAGATGCCACCACCACCACCGATGCCATCGCCACCGCAACCCCCAAAACCACCAGGTGAGTTTTTGCGAGAGAATGGTGTGTTGCATATGGATAAAGAATTCAATCAGGAAAATTGTATGCCATTAGTTAAAATGATTATGGAATATAATTTGATGCCAGAAAAAGATGCACCGAAGATTATACATTTGTATATAAACAGTCCGGGTGGATATGTTGATAGTTGTATGCATCTTATTGATGTAGTGAAACAATCACGTATTCCAGTGTACACATACGGAATGGGGTCAATTGCATCATGTGGTGTCATGCTTATGATGGCTGGTATTAAAGGACATCGTTATCTAACTCAAAACACAGCAGTTATGTCACATGAATTTAGTGGTGGAACAAAAGGTCAGTACCATGATATGCTAGATGCTCATTCTCATATGGAATGGACTAATAAGAAACTACTTGAACATTATATGAAATGTACTGGAAAGAAAGAACCATATATTAGGAAGCACCTATTGGCACCTAAAACAGACCATTGGTTAACGCCAGAAGAAGCGATTAAACATGGAATTGCAGATAAACTAGTTGAAACATATTGACAAAGTACTTAAAATTTTGTATAATATTATAAACACTCAGAGGATATAAATGTCAGAAGTCAAAAACTATTCACCAGACTTGCAGAGATTGTTCGTTCAATTTATGCTAACTGACCCACAGTTATTCACACGAATAATGGGAATTGTTGATGAACGACATTTTGATAGACCCACTCGTGACATTGTAAAATTTCTTATTGGGTATAGTGATGAATATTCAACTATGCCATCTGTTGAACAGATTAAAGCAGAGACAGGTCAAGAGATAGAATTACTAGAAGACATAGCAAAGCATAGTGATTGGTTTGTTGATGAGTTTGAAACATTCTGTAGACACAAAGCAATTGAACGAGCAATCGTTAACAGTGCTGATTTACTTGAAGAAGGTAAATATGGTGAAGTAGAAACAACTATCAAAGAAGCAGTTCAGATTGGACTAGCAAGGTCTTTAGGTACTGATTATTTCCATGACCCTAGAAAAAGACTTGAAGTTCTAAAAGACAACAACGGACAAATCACTACAGGTTGGAAAGACTTAGATGACAAACTTTACGGTGGTATTAATCGAGGTGAAGTAACTATCTTTGCTGGTGGTTCTGGTTCTGGTAAATCTTTGTTCATGCAGAATATGTCATTGAACTGGGCAGAAGCAGGTATGAATGTTGTCTATCTTACTTTAGAATTGTCAGAAGAATTATCTGCAATGCGTATCGATGCAATGGCAACAGATAAGAGTACTAGACGTATCTTTAAAGAACTAGATGATGTTGAGTTGAAAGTTAAGACAATTGGTAAAAAAGCAGGCATGCTTAGAATTAAATATATGCCTTCAGGCTCAACAATCAATGATGTCCGTGCTTATCTAAAAGAACTTCAAATCGTAACAGGCAAAACAGTTGATTGTATTTGTCTTGATTATCTAGACCTTTTAATGCCTGCAACTAAGAAAGTTAATCCAGGTGACTTGTTTATTAAAGACAAGTATGTCACAGAAGAAATTCGTAACTTTGCAATGGAATCAGAACTAGTCGCAGTTACAGCCTCACAGTTAAATCGTTCAGCAGTAGAAGAAATTGAGTTTGACCACTCTCATATCGCTGGCGGTATCTCTAAAATTCAAACTGCTGATAATGTTATTGGTATCTTTACAAGTAATGCGATGAGAGAACGTGGTCAGTATCAACTCCAACTACTAAAAACAAGAAGTTCAAGTGGTGTTGGTTCTAAAATAAATCTAGTATTTGACAGAGATAGTCTTAGAATTAGTGATTCAGACTTAGATGATGATGATTTAGCAGTAGGAACACAAGATGTATCAAAGGTAGCAGATATATTAAAGAGAAAAACAACGATATCTAACGATTCTAGTGACATTGATTCTGCTACTCCACCAGAAAAAAACCAATCTGCAATGAATCTCCGTGCTATGGTCAAGTCTAAAAAGTCCACTCCATTTGATGATAATTGATAAATAGTGATAGGAGAATTATTTTATGACTAAGAAAGCACGTAGAAGTCTATTTGAAGAATTAAACTCAATGGCGATTTCTAAAAATGAGCCAGAGAGATTCGTTGAGCAAAAAGGCGAACATATAATTTCAGGCGCAATCAACTTAATTGAATTCATTAATCGTGAGTTTGATGAGGCTGTTGCTGTGGACTTAACCAAGCGTCTTGTTAATAGCATTCGTACGGGTGACATGAGAAAATTCAAACGAGGAATAACTCATGCAAAACGAAAAAACTAGTCTTCAACAACAAATCGATGAACTAAAAGTTCTCGCTGGCATTTATAAGCCATATCAACCTGAAGAAACTCAGCAAGAGAATATTTCCTATACGGGTACTGAAAAATCTAAGTATCAAAAGAAACATAAAATAGAACCAGGAACAAAAGAGTGGTTCAAGTTGTGGTTTGCTCGTCCTAGAATGACTGGCGAATCTCCATACGGCAAGGAATAATATGAAGGTTAGAGATATATTAGGTGCAGGCTTAGAAAGAAGATTTAGAGGTCCAAGAAAGCCTCGTAATAAGCAAGTTGGTTTTCATCAGAAGATGAAGAAACTTCTGGATAAAGCCCTTAAAGAAGAGGGTGCAAGAATTCAGCATTTAGAAGATTTAATTATCTGGGATGGTTCAGTCGGTGGACAAAAAGCAATCACAAAACTACATCAAGTAGAAACTTCTCCAAAATCAATTAGTATTAAATGGGATGGCTCACCAGCAGTTATCTTTGGTCGTAATGAGAATGGTGAATTTGTACTTACAGATAAAAGCGGATTCACTGCAAAAGGTTACAATGGTAAAGTAACAAGTGGTGATGACTTAGAGCAAATGTTCTTAAACAGAGCCAAAGGCGAAATTGAAGACAGCAGACGAGAGTTTGCATCAAAGATGAAGAACATATGGAACACAGTAGAGAGTGTTATACCTGAAGATTTCAGAGGATACTTACACGGTGACTTATTATGGTTCGCAACTCCACAATCAAAAGATGGCAGACTTATATTTAAACCAAACGTAACTACATATTCAGTAGATGCTAAAAGTGACATGGGTCAAAAGATAATTAATTATGATGTTGGTATTGTAGTACATGTAGTAATTGACTTAGACGGAAATAAAAGCAACGTAGATATGGGACAACTTAGAGCAGGCAAAACATGGATTATGCCTCCAGTGCATGTTACTAAATCTCCAGGTGTTGACTTACCAGAAGTAGACAGATTAGAAAGTTATCTAAAATCAAATGCAAATGCAATTGATAAGTTACTAGCAGTTCCAGCCGAATTAAAAATGGCAGACTTTGGTAACATTCTTTACACTTATATTAATAATAGTGTAAAAGCAGGCAACCTAGATAAACTAGGAAAGAATTTCAGTGAATGGGTAGACTCATCAAAACTAAGTGGACCTAAGAAAGAACGAGTAGTTCAATGGGTTCAACAAAATAGTGATGGATTTGAAGCAATTTTTCAATTCATTAATGGTGTTATGACCACAAAGAACAAAATTATTAAAACGTTAGATTCTCAACCAGCAGATATCGAAGCCAGTACAAATGGCCAGAAAGGTGGAGAAGGCTATGTAATAGACAAAGATGTGAAACTGGTAAATAGAGCAGGATTCACAGCGGCAAACATGAGGCAAGAGAGATAATTTTCAACTACTAATAATAAGACAATGGGCAAAAGAACAATACCGTACACACAAGCAAGAAAAAAAGGGCAAAGACCAGTAAAGAAAGATATGTCACACTCGACTTTTACAGCGAAAAGACATCCTAACAGCAAACGTGTTACGAGTGGTGCAATAACATAAGATAAATACAATAAGGAAGAAATGATGTATAGCAAAGAGTGTAAATTACATTTAGAACAAGTAAATATGACTCGATGGCAACATTTCAGGCATGCGATAGGTATATCTATGCGTTTGTTTATAGGTTCAATTGCAGTATTAATACATGCATTTGCTCCTAGATGGTTAAAATCTACAGCAACCGATACTTGTGTTGCGATAGCAAAAGAGAACGGAAAATGGAAGACTTAAAACTTGTAAATACTTTATCTGAAAGCAGATTATTCAGAACAAAAAAGATGGCTAACGATGTCAATATAGATGATGCCGCTGACTTGGTTTTTGTTCACTTTCTTATATTGAATATATTTAACAAAGATTATGATTTCGCCCCTCTGGCAGGTGATATAGCATCTCGTACTATGGTTTATAGAAACTTTGATTACTTCAGGACTAATGGTACAGATATGTACATGGCTTTTAATCGTTTAATGGGTAAAGATAATGATATTGGTAATGAGAAAGATGAGATAGCAAAGGGTAGGCTTTCATTACAGAAAGCAGATATTTTAAGATTCCTACTTCATTATTCTAATAACAGAAGCGATGCATCATTTGAGCAAAGATATTTACTGAGATATCAAAGAAATCTTAACGTACAAGATGGTATGCTAAAGTCAGTTCGTAGACTAGTTGGAGATTGGGACAATCTAAGTCAAAATCAAAAAGCACTAGTTGTTACACGATTAGTTCAGTGGATGCGTAGAAAAGCAAGACTAGCCGAAATAATGCCCGCACTTTTAAAATTACAGAAACGTGGTAACTATATTCATAAAGATAGTAAGTCTGCAAAACAAACTATCAAAAAAATATGGGATGAGCCAGTAGTAAAAGCCGCGGCGTTTGGTGCCGCAATTATTGGTGCCAGAAAAGCAGGTAAAGCCTTAGGCAATAAATGGGGCCAAACAACCTACGTCACAGACAGAAATTACAAGAAAAAACGATAATTTCGTTATCTAACGTCTTAATTACCCTCACAATGTGATAAATAAGAGTGTAGGGTACTAAAACCCTAACAGAAAAAGCGAAGAGATATTATCTCGGAGTTTAAATTAATAACATTTCTTAAGGAGAAATAACATGGCAGATTCAAATACACTAGGTACTCAAGGTAACGGTCTAGGTTCAAAAACTACAATCGTTAAACTAGCACTTACAAACATGACAGCGGCTAACTTAGGCACTATCTATGCGGCAATGGGCGCATTAGGTCACACAGTTGCAGGTTCAGGTACAGCAGACGGTTCGGCATTTGTTGCTGGTACAACTGACGTACTATTCATCGCTCTTCAAGGCGCTGACTATACAGCAGACGCTTCAGACGCCCACGGCGTAACTGGCGCGGCTACTACTATCGAAGCAGTAATTGGCTAATACCTACTTTTAATTAAGTGAAAAAGCCCTCTTTATGAGGGCTTTTTTTATGTCTAAACATATAATTTTCTCTATTTTGTATAAATAGATATGTAAGTGATAAAGAAAAACACTTACGATACTTGAGATATCTTCCGAGTATTCAAATGCATGAGTCTATACCGTGCAGTGCCTTGAGATTCCTTCCGAGGTATAAAAAATAAAAATAAGTAAACAAAAAGTTATGTATATTATTTCGTGGAATGGTCCGTGAAGTAATTAATAACAATGGCTAATTATAGGAGATAATAATGGCTGATATAAAAAACTTTGGTATCAAAGGTATTGGTGCTGACGTTCAGTTTGGTAAGTCGGGTGGCCGAGTCGTATACGATTCAGGTAATTCACTTTTCAAAGTAACGACAGACGGTACAACGTTGGGAAAACTTTCAGTTTTAACACCAACGTCTGATAACCATGCGGCAAACAAAAGTTATGTTGACTCTGTTGCTTCAGGATTGGATGTAAAAGATTCAGTTCGTGCGGCTTCAACAGCATCATTAACTATAAGTGGACCTGGTGCGACAATTGATGGCGTATCTATGGTAGCGGGCGACCGTGTACTACTTAAGAACCAGTCTACTGGTTCTGAAAACGGTATCTATCTATGGACAGGTGCGGCGTCAGCAATGACACGTGCAACTGACATGGACGGTTCCGATGAGTTCGTTGGCGCTTTCTTCTTTGTTGAAGAAGGTACTATTAACTCAGACCAAGGCTTTGTATGTTCTACTAACGGTGCAATCACTGTTGGTTCTACTGCAATTGCTTTTACACAATTCACTGGTACTGGTCAGTTAACAGCAGGTAATGGTTTATCTAAATCAGGTAACACATTCAATGTTAACGTTGACGATACATATGTGAAAATTAATGGTTCAGACCAATTAACTGTTAAAGGTACTACGACTACTGGTCAAGTACTTCGTTCAGACGGTTCAGGTGGCGTGGCTTATGGCGCGGTTAACTTGACATCTTCAGATGCAGTTACTGGTGCATTACCATTAACAAACGGTGGTTTAGGTGTTGATGCATCTGATGCCTCTGGTAAAATTACTGCTCGTTCAAACTTAGGTTTGGGCTCAATGGCTACACAGGCTTCTACTGGTGTTACAATCACTGGTGGTTCAATTGATATTTCTGGTGGTACTTTAACTCTAGCAAACGACCAAATCTCTGGTGATAAAGTTTCTGGTGGTACAATTGATGGCGCTAACCTTTCAGGTGGTGTTTCAAAAACTATCTCTGCATACGATATTACTATTGGTGCTGGTAAGACGTTAGACGTAGACGGTGTTGTTGATATCGATGCTTCAAGTGGTAACATGGATGGCGTTGCTGTCGGTGGTACAACTTCAGCGGCTGGTACATTTACAACTATGACATCTGGTTCAGTTGACATTAACGGTGGTGCTATTGACGGTACAACTATTGGTGCTAACGTGGCAGCGGCAGGTACATTTACAAACGTAGATGCTACTGGTACAATCAAAACTGATGTACTAGACAACTACTCAGGTACAAACATTGCGGTTAATGCCCCATTGGATGTTACTGGTGATGTTGGTGTAACTGGTTCAGTTACGGCTACTGTTGCAATGGTTTCTGACACAATTAGTGAAAGAACTGGTGCGGCTGGTGTTACTGTTGATGGCGTATTATTGAAAGATAATGCCGTTACTGCAACAGGAACTTCAAACCTAACAACTGCAACAATCGGTACTGCTGATATTAATGGCGGTGCAGTAGACGGAACAGTAATTGGTGCTAACACATCAGCGGCTGGTACTTTCTCAACAATGACAACAGCGAGTGCGGCAATCACTGGTGGTTCTATTTCAGGAACTTCTATTGACTTGTCAGGACAAACTTTGACATTGACTGCGGATTCAGTATCTGGTGATTCAGTTCACGGTGGTACTATTTCTAACTTTGCATCAACTGGTATTGACGATAATGCTGACCAAACAGTCCTAACTTTAGCGGCTGATGAGTCTGCAACTTTCGCCGGTGCAGTTACAGTTACTGGTGACTTAACAGTTAACGGTTCTGTGACTTCAATCTCTTCAACTAACACTACTATCGAAGACAACACAATTGTTTTAAACAATGGTGAGTCTGGTGCTGGTGTAACTGAAGGTTCAGCAGGTATTTCTATCGACCGTGGTACAGCGGATGATGCACTTATCAACTGGAATGAGACATCAGATGAGTTCGAACTAAAAGTTGGTGCTTCATATGGTGACTTGAAAATTGCAACACTTACAGGTGATGTAACTGGTGATGTAACTGGTAACTTAACTGGTAACTCTGCTGGTGTTCATACAGGTAACGTAACTGGTGATTTAACTGGTAACTCTGCTGGTGTTCATACAGGTAACGTAACAGGTAACTTAACAGGTAACTCTGCTGGTGTTCACACTGGTAATGTAACTGGTGATGTTACAGGTGATGTAACTGGTGATTTAACTGGTAACTCTGCTGGTGTTCACACTGGTAATGTAACTGGTAACTTAACTGGTAACTCTGCGGGTGTTCATACTGGTAACGTAACAGGTAACTTAACTGGTAACAGTGCAGGTGTTCACACAGGCGCAGTAACTGGTGACGTAACTGGTGACTTAACTGGTGATGTAACTGGTAACTTAACAGGTAACTCTGCTGGTGTTCACACTGGTGCAGTAACTGGTGATGTAACTGGTAACATAACATCAACAGGTAGTTCAGTATTTTCATCTATTGATGTAAATGGTGGTGCTATTGATGGAACTACTATCGGTGCTAATACATCGGCAGCAGGTACATTCTCTACAATGACAACTGCAAGTGCAGCCATAACTGGTGGTACTGCGTCATTAACAACAGCGACAGCAACTAACCTAAACTCAGGTAATGTTGATATTACTGGTGGTTCTATTTCAGGAACATCAATCGACTTATCAGGTCAAACCCTAACACTAGGTAATGACTCGATTTCAGGTGACGTAATTCACAACGGTACTATTTCTGGTGCATCATTGGCAGGTTCTGCTGACACGATGTCTGGTTATGATATTACTGTGGGTGCAGGTCGTACAATAGACGTATCTTCGGGTACTCTAACATTAGCGGCAAACCAGATTTCTGGTAACTCTGTTGATGGTGGTACAATCTCTACATTTGCTTCGACTGGTATTGATGACAATGCGACTTCAACGAAGTTAACACTTTCTGACTCTACTGCAACATTTGGTGTTGCTGGTGATTTTGGTGCTAACGACCTAGACGCTGGCGCGGCTACACTTGGTTCACTAAGTGTAACTGGAAATGCTTCAGTAACGGGTAATCTAACTGTATCAGGTTCAGTAACAACTACTCTATCTGAAACAGTGAACATCGAAGATAACATTATCGTTCTTAACTCAAACCATACTGGCGTGGCTTCTGTCGATGCTGGTATTACGATTGAACGTGGTGCTTCTGACGATGCTCACATTATGTGGAACGAAACAACTAACAAATTTAACCTACTTGAAGGTTCATCTGCGGCTGACCTTGTAATTGGTGACCTAACTGTTAGTGAAATCGCTCTTACAAACGAACTTCCATTATCAATGGGTGGTACACATACTGATACTTCAGGATATAGTGCTAACTCAATTATGTTAATGAGTGGTTCTGCAGGCGTTTCTGAACTTGCTAAAGGTTCAAATTCAACTGTATTAAAAGTTGCTTCAAATGGTTCTCTTGGTTATGCAAAAGTCGATATGACTGCTGACGTAACTGGCACTCTTCCTATAGCGAATGGTGGTACAGGAATCACATCAGCAGGTTCTGATAATAAAGTTATGATGTCAGACGGTTCTGCATTAGGTATGGAATATGTACAACATGTACGTAATTCATCTGGTGTAGTTGCGTTAGACGGTTCAGGCGTTTCTTCAGGTTCTGGTGAATATGTTGCAATTACAAATGCTACTGGCAAAGTAACATTAACTGCCAAAAACGCGGCGGCATCTGGTCCTGTAGACATGTATCTACAAGGTCAAGGTGGCGGTGACGTATTTATTGTTGGTCAATCTGGCGAAGCCTTAATTCAAGGTGAAGACGATACAGACTTAACAGTATCTGGTGGTGATGCCTCTGGCGCAGGCGCTGGCGACCTAGTTCTTAAAGGTGGTAACGGTACAGGCGGTAACGCCTCTGGTGCAGTTGTCATTAAAGGCGGTAACGGTGGTTCAGCAGACGGAAACGTTCAGATTAAAGGTGCAGACGACACAGCAATCGCTACTTTTGTAGAGACTGGTAGTGCAACTGACTCTTTAACTGTAACTAATGGTAGTGGCGGTGTAGAACTAGCAATGGCTGGTGGTACAAACGTCAATATGAATCTTGCTCCTAAGGGTTCTGGTCTAGTACTAGCACCTTCAGGTTATGATATGTCAAGCGGTGCGGACCACGCACTAGCATCAAAAGGATATGTAGATGACAAAGCGTCAACTTCAGGTTCTTCTGGTACAAGACGTGTGGCATTCTCAGCAAACGGTTCTTCATCATTCACAATTGGCACAATGGCTAACATTGCAGGCAAGTCTTACTACGTAAGTAGAATCCTTGCAAAAGTTACTACTGCGTTTGTTGGCTGTGATGAGTTAGTTGTTTCTGACGGCACAAATACTCTAATGGCAACAACTGATGCTGACCTTTCTGAGGGC